CTGCAGGTTCCGGCCGAGGACATCGGTCAGGTAGCGAATCGTGTCGTTCTGCGAGCGGGTGTCGTTGCCGAAGTTGGGAACGGCCAGGCCGTACTTGCCCCAGTCGCCGACGTTGTACCAGAGGAACGCGTCGTTGGTCATGGTGTGTCCTGAAGAATGAAGGAGGAAAGACAACGGGAATCAGCGGACGGCACTACTTGGTGGGGTTGATCCCTTTCGCGGAGAGGAATTGGGAGATCAGCCCCTTGAGCGTTTCCAGCGTCGAGACCGCGCCGGGGTACTTGCGGACCAGCTCGGACTCGGCCCAGGCGAACGCTTCCGCAAACGTGTCCCGCTCGTAAGGGGCGAAGCGGGTCTCCGGGACGATCGCCTGCGGCGGCGGAGGGCTGTCGACGGCGATGACCGGCGGCGTTGCGACGGGCGGAGGATCGCGGGCCGCGCGGCTCTCACGCCGACGTCGCAGCGTGCGCCACAAGGCGAGCCCGCCGAGGATCAACCCGCCCGCTCCGCCCGTCGCGCCGCCGACGCCCAGCCAGGTCGCGATCGAAACGGCGGTCTGGACGAGTCCGCTCAAACGGTCGAGCCGTTCGTCGACGGCCGAAGGAGTTGCCGGCGCGATCGCGGGCGAATCGGGTGCAATGGGAGCAGGTGCGGCATCTTCGGAGGTCGGTGCCGGCGTTGCCGGTGCAGGCCGTTTCTCCTTGTCATCGACGACATCGCGTTGGGGCGGAGGCCGCGCTGCGATCTGTTCGCGGAGTCCCAGCGCCGCTAGTAACTGGTCCGGTCCCTCGTAACCGCTGACGCGGAGCCCGCCGGGGACGAGGAACGTCGGCACCTCCGTGACGCCGAACTGGCCGGCCAGGTCTGCCTGTTTGTCGACGTCGACGAACTCGACGGCGAACGACGCCTCCAGCGGCTGGCGGAGTTGAGCGTGGTTCGCATAATCGTCCTTGAACTTCCGGCACGGCCCGCAGGTCATCGAACCGAACACGTACAGCGTTGGCTTGTCAGACCGCGACGGAGAATCCGCCGCGAGGCTCGGTCGGATCGCCGCATACGCCTGGCGGACGGCGGCGGATGAAATGAACACGCTCGTCGCGCAGTCGCTGCTGTTGAGCAGGCCGCAGACTTCCCCTTTGGCGTTGAGCAGCGGCCCGCCGCTCCAACCGGGAGCCGTTACGAACGCGACGACATTGCCGTTGAATGATTCTCCGGCGTACTCGAACGTGCTCCAGCGGAGCATCGCTCCCTTGGCCCAGCGGAGTTCCCGCCGGCCGTTGAGGTGCGGGTAGCCGCAAGACCAGACTCGCTCTCCCACCTGCGGAGCCGTGGCAGCAACCGGCAGATACGGATAGCTGTCCCCTTCGCAGTCGTAGACGACCGGTCCTTCCACCTCCCTGCAGACATAGACCCGCGTGGCCGAGACAGTCCGGTCCTTGAACCGCACCGTCACGGTCGTCGGCAGGCTGCAATCCCTGGCCGTGAGCACGAGGCCCGAGGGATCGACGCAGACGCCGCTGCAGCCTTCGACCATCACGACCGCGTCGTCGACGGCCGCCAGGCACGCGGTCGGTGGCAGGCCGACTGCAACAACGACGAGCAGGTTCCGTCGGCCGGAGAGGATCGCCTGAATCAGCGTCCGTCCCAGCGCCGAGCCGTAGACCGCCAGCAGGAGAAATAGGATCGTCAAGGAGTCTCCTTCGTAAACGAGTGGCAGAACTGGAACGTGCCGTGGCGCACGAGCTCCCGCAGCAAACAGGCGGGGTTGAACCGGGTGGGGTTCGAGCGGTTCATTCGCCCCAAGCGCATGCAGACGGCGGCCACGAGTTCCGAGCAGAACAATTCGTTGAGGTCCGCCGAGGGGAGCAGCCGGGTCCGCTTGAAGAGCCGTGTCCCGGAGACGAGCGCCCCGCCCAGGTCGTAGGTCACCTGCTTACCGATGAAGTGCCGGACCAGGATGCGGGTCAGTAACTCGCTTTCCAGGCGAGAGAGCTTTTCGATCGGCGCGAGACGGTAAAGGTCGACCCGACCGCCTGCCTTCACGTAGTCATGAATCCGAATCTCCGGCAGGTGGGCCTGGCACCCGTTGATGTGCTGGGCCATGATCACACACGGGTGTTCGCAGAGCGTGGTCGATTCGATCCACACCATCCGCCCGTGGAACTCGCACAGCACCGCCACGTGCGAAGGGCCGATCCGCAAGCGCGGCGGGGCCAGGAGCGAGGCGGTGCCGTAGCTGATCGCCTGGGCCGTGAACCCGGTGCCGTAGCAGGCGGCGATGTCGAGCGGTTCGAAGTCGAACTCGGTCATTCACGCCCCCGCAGCCGGTCGAACAGTTCGTCGTGCCGTGCCAGCCGGCGGCGGACGTCCTCCAGCTCGGCCCCGCGCAGTTCGTTCTGCGCCCGGACCTCGGCCTTGATGGCGCTCACGTCGGCGCTCATCTGCCAAGCCCACAGCACGGCCCCCACGAAGACCACCGAGACGGTGAAGCTGAGGAACGACACGAACCATTTGGGGATGACGACGTAGCCGTTCCCGTTCATGCCCAGCGCGTGCAGCACTGGCTCGGTTGGTTCGTGGTCGGGCGAGGTCTTGATGGGAGCGCCTTTCACGTCACGGAGTCCCGCCAGAGGGCGGGAAGTTTGGGGAGTTCCTGCTGGAAGGCCGGCCCCATGTAGGGACGCGGCGTGATCGTCACGCGGACGACCTTTCGGTCCGATTCGACGGCCGCATCGCCGCCGTGTTCCAGCGTGGCCGGCGCACTCGTTCCAATGCTGAGCCGCGCCGGACCGATCACGACCGAGCGGCGGTCGGGATCGAACACGAAGTAGATGTGTCGCTTGAGCAGCCCGGTCTGGTTCGTCGGCGACTCACCAGCGCGCGACGGGCGCTTGCGCCGGCGGATGCGCTGCTTCGCGTCCTGGCGGACGTGCGCGCCGAACTTGGAGAGCACCCGCCGTTCGGCCCGGCTGACCGCCGACTGCACCTTCTGGCGGTCGAAGAACTGGCCCTTGGCCTGCTGAATCTGGAACCCGATGTACGACATCGGTCACTGGATCACCCGGAACGTCAGCGTCAGGACGCTGGTGAACGTCCGCAGTTGCTCGATGTGCTCGGGGGCGTAGATCGGCTTGAACTCGGTCTTCACCCAGGCCGCATCCAGGAAGCTGTCGAGCCGCTTGCCCCGGAAGTGCTCGGCGATCTCCTCGGCCAGGGCGAGCAGCGGGTCAAGCGCCTCGTTCTGCTCTTGACCGAGCTTCTTCTGCACGGCCACGTCGATCGCCACGTCGCGCTGCGTCTGATTGCGGGAAGCGGTCGCTACGATGACGCCGCTGGGGACCACGGTTACCCGCAGCGTCTTGAGGTCGGCCAGCTCGACGCGCGGAAGATACGCCCGCGCGACGGCGATCGGCTGGCTGAACGTCGCGGCGCTCAGCTCCGCCGCGACGGCTTCAGCGACTTGCGTGATGAGCGGCATCAGGCCTCCGTGGTCCCCACATACTTGGTTGTGATCCGTAGCGTCAGGCGGTACGGGTCGGAATACCGCCAGTCGAGGACTTCGAACTCGCGACCGTCCTCGCGGATCAGGTCGCCGCGCTCGGGGTCCGTCGGCTGTCCCGCGAGGACGAGGTCCGCGGCCCGAATCAGAAAGTCGCGATCGGTGTATTCGACGCGGACCGCCGTCCCGTCGTCGGTCTCGAAGCGGGTGCGGCCGATCGTGGCCAGAACCGTCACTTGGTCATTGCCGCGGACGTAGGTCACCTCGCGGGTGAGATGCTTCGTCCGCTGCGCTTCCAGCCAGGCGGCCCCCTGAGCGAGCGGGTCGGCCATCGCTTACTGGCTCAGGCGGACGCGGACGGTCGGGTCGGTCGTGGCCGCGGCGCGGACCACCTTGCCCACTTGCTTATTCCCCGTGGCGGTCGCGGTGACGATGTTGTTGGTGTCATCCCAGTAAAGGATCGTGCCGACCGTGTAGGCGACGTTCGTTGCCTTGGCGAAATCGAATACGCCGGTCACCGCCAGCGCCCCCAGGACGCCCGACTTGATGTCGAACCGGGCGACGCCGACGAGGTCTCCTTGGACGATCACGTCGCCGGCGGCCACATCGGCACTGGGCGTGTAATCGATCGCCGCCCCTTCCTGGACGAAAACGGCTTGTGGCATGAAGTCATTCTCCGTTCAGATGTGAGTCCAAGTCTTGCGGTGGACGACATGCCAGATCGCCTGCTTCGTCACACCGAACGACTTTGCCAGTTGCACCAGGCTGACTTCGGGATAGGCACTCCGAATCGCCCGCACGTCATCAACCGTCAATCGCGAACGCTTGTTCGCCTCACCTTGGCAGTGTGCGACGCCATGTAGGCCGTTAGCCCAGCAATGGCGGATGTTTTCCTCACACGACACGTACTCCAGGTTGGAAGGGCGGTTGTCAGTCTTCTCGCCGTTCTTGTGGTTGACCTGTTGTTCGTGTCGTGCTTCCCCTAGAAACGCGGCGGCAACAAGTCGATGGACAGCGATCGTCTTGTCCGGCTGATTCGGCAGGCAAATCTTGCAGACGGGATAACCCTTCCGATTCAACCAAGTCTTGAGAACCCGACCACGTTGCCGTCCGGCGGTGGGAGTCGGCGACGGCCCGCTGCGAATGCGACCCAGCGAGCTGGCACTGTAGAACTCTCCGCAGCCGGGAATCGGAAGCCACATTTCAGCTGCCGCGTCTAGGTCACCACTCATCAGCTTGCGCCCTTCGACTTCACGGCCGCGCGATGGTCCTGCATGGCAACGCCGAAATCAAAGTAGCCGCGCCACTGCATGCCGAGCGTGTTGAAGTCGGTCTCGCCGCTCTCGATCGTCGGCACCCGCTTGCCGCGGAGGTAGGCGATCTCGATCGCCGCCACGTCGTCCGGGTCGGCGAACAAGTACCAGGCAGTCGTGCTGTTGCCGGCGATCGACGTGACGCTCAGGTACGGCGAGCAGACCGGGCGGAACTTGCCGGCGTGCGGGTTGTTGACCGGCTTGGCCTTGTTGTTGGCCGGCACCTGGTTGAGCGGCAGTTCCTTGAACAGCTGCTCGGCAGTCACCTTGAGCGAGGTCGGCACCAGGATGATCGCCGGTTGGACCAAAATCGGCTTCCCCTGCTTGTCGACCCGGTCCAGGAACATCCGCTCGGCGACCGTCAGGGAGTCAATGTCGAGCGCGCTCTCCGCCCCCTCGAAGTAGTTGCTGTTCCCGGCCGAGAAGAAGTTCCCGGGGTTCGACAAGAGGAGCGTGAACACGACCTCTTCCAGCGCCAGCGCCGACATCCGGCCGATGGCGCGGGGAATCTGGAGGAACGCCCCCAGGTCGTCGTTGATCATCATCTGCCGGGTGAGGGCGATCATCCGCCCCCAGGTCTCCAGCTGGTTCGTGTAGGACTCTTCGTCCAGGCCGGCGTGCTTGAGCTCGCCGTCGGGACCGACCTTCTGGAAGATGCCGGCCGCGGTCATCCGGTAGCGGGTCACCTGTTTGAAGTCGTTGACGTCGGTTGCCCCAGCGATCTCGGTCGCGACGGCGTTGACCGCCTCGTAGGCCGCGAGCATCGTTTTCGTGGCGACGTTCGACAGGATGCCGGCCAGGCTGATCGTTGAGAACCCGCTCGACGCCTGGATCAACCGGTCGTTGGCCACGAACGCCGCGCGGATCACGTCGTTGTCGATCTTGCCGGGCCGGACGTGTCCACCGGAGGCGCGGATCACCTCATAGAGCAGCATGTGCAGGCTGGCTCCCCGCAGATCGCGCGAGGTCGCCTGGTTCATCACCCGCTCGTCGTACCACTGTCCGACCCGTTCCTCCGGCAGCCCGGCCGTGAGGCAGAGCGCGGCCTCCAGGCTGGCCGCCTTGCGGCCGCTCCCGTCCTCGCTGTAGACCGGCTGCACTTCCGCTCGTTCCGCGCGCAACTTCTCCAGTTCGGCGCGGGGCAGGTCCCACCCTTCCTCGACGGCGCGGGCTTCCAGTTCGGGGAACCGGCCGGTGTACAGTTTCGCAATCGCTGCGATCCGCTTGCGCTCCAGCGTCCAGCGCTGGCGCAGCTCATCGATCGGATCGAGCGGCGGCTGGGGCGTCGGGTTCGTCCCGGTCGTCGACGGACTTGAGGCGGTGACCGACTCGCCTGCCGATTCCGGCTCTTCCGTCGCTGTCGTTCCGTCGCCGGCCTGGGCCGTGAACAGCGCCCGCAGGCTGGTCGACTGCTGTTCCGTAAGCGTGTTGACATCAAAGCCCTGAGCAGTGACCCACTGTTCGAATTCCATCGATTGAACCTCAATCTGGTTGGTGGAGACGGAAGATCCGGCGGCCATGCGGGCGACCGTCTGGTCGTCCGCTCCGAGCGCCACGAAGCTGACCTCCCGGAGCGTCGACTGCCGGGCCACGTACAGGGGGCCGCTGAACTTGCGGCCGTTGACTTCGACCGATTCCCCGCGGTCGACGAACACCATCCGCTGGGCGGTCGCTCCGATGGAGGCCTGCCAGGGGAACCCGTTGTCCCCCGACTCGCTCACCTCGCGGGCGTGGTCGTTCGAGGCAGAGAGCACCCCGGCCAGACGGATCGAGGAGCCGTTGATCTCGATCGTTTCCGTATGTCCGACGATCCGGCTGCTGTCGTGGTCCCGCAGGATTGGGCGGCTCTTCGCCGGAATCCGCATCCCGGAGAGATCGACGACCACCGGGAACGGGAAGCTGGCCAGCAGCAGTTTGCCGCCGGTGTAGGCGGTCATGCGGAACCGCCGCAGCTTCCGGGGTTCGCTCGATTCGGGATCGGCGGCTTCCAGCCGGAAGTCGCTCGTCCCGCTCGCCTCGAGGATGCGGAACTCCGCCGGGACGCGGACCGGATCAGGCGGCGGGGTCAGGTTCGTCTGTGGTTTCGGCATCCGACTCCTCGGGCTGCTGGTCCGGGGACTGGCCGGGGAGCGGCAGACCCAGCTGACTCATCAGTTCCAGTTCCTTCGCCCGCTGACGGAGCTGCGTCTCCCAGTCGAGGCCGCGGCGGGCGTACTCGTCGGCATACGTCGTCGTATGGTTCGCCAGACGGAGGGCCTGGGCGCTGGACTCCTTGAGCGGATCGACGTGCTCATGACCGTCGAAGAACCAGGTGTGAGGTGGCCAGGGCACGGCCCTGGACCCGGGGCCTCCGCACGGCTCCGCCGAGCTCCGGCAGAGTGCCGGCAGGTAGCCTGGAAGGAGCGCCGCTTCCTCCAGCCAGGCGGCCAAGATGCGGTCGAGCACAACCGCTTCGAGATGCGCCTGCTCGACCCGGATCGCCTTGAAGTACATCTGGTGATCCAGACGACCCGAGGCGTAGTTGTAGCCCGACGAGTTCCCGGCCGAGATCGCGAACGGCATGTTCAGGCAGCGGGCGATCTCGTTGAGAATTTCCCGCTTGAACTCGGCATACGTGGTCGTCGGCTGCGACGCCTCCAGCTGGGACATCTTCCAACCGCCGGGCATCGTCATCAGCATGCCCCGCTCAAGCTCGATGAGGTCCATCGGCTCGACCGATTCCGCCTCGCCGTTGGCCGGGGCGTCGGTGTACAGCACGCCGCCGGGAAGTGCGGCGATCTCCGCCGCCGTGATCACCGCCAGCGTGTACCGCCGCAGGTGGGCGAACAGGGGCAACGCCGGGGTGATATCGGGGATGCCCCGTCCCTGTCCGGCCCGGTCCCGGCGGAAGTAGTGAATCACGTTCCGGGCCGGGACACGGATGTACTCACCGTGAAGGGTTCCGGTGGGATCGCCGGGATGCTGCTTCAGGATGTGGTACTCGACCGGGTTGCCGAACCGGTCGAAGACGATCCCGTCAATCGCATTCGGCTCGAGACCGAACAGGTCTGGTGTCGTGACCTGATCGGCTTCGACGAGACGCAAGTCGAGTTGGACCGGCGTCGGCAGCGCCGGGTTGTTGATCAGCGTCGCGAATCCTTCCCCGTCGGACGCCCGCGCCATCCGCAGCGTGCGGAGCTTTTCGGGAAGTCCAACGGCCCGCGACCAGGTCATCCATTCCTGCTCGGTCCGCCGGTTGATCTCGGCATTGTCCGTCAGCATTTGCAGCCGGGGACCGGTGCCAATCACGTCATTCGCCAGCGTGAGGACGATCCCCCGCGCATAGCTGTTGTTGGCGACCTCGTACCGTGCCCGGTTCCGCAGCAGCCGGCGGACATCGGAGCTGTTAGCCGCGTTCGCCGACAGGTTGTCGGCGTTCGCCCAGTGCCGGCGATTTTCGTCGTTGGTGACCGCTGCGTCGTACCGGGCGCGGATCAGCCGCAGCGCCTGGATGACCGCCGGCGAAGGGGGCGGAGTCCGCGACGGCAGAAAATGGCGCAGCCAGCCCAGCAAGAACCGGTGTCTCCGCAAAGAGGGACGAAGCCGCGACCCAGCGTGGCCGCCGGCATGTGATGCCGGCGCGCGTTACGAAGCGCCGGGCGGAGCGACCTTCGTGAACCGCAGGCCGCGCGACTTGGACTTGGCGGCCTGCTTCGAGGCCAGATAACGGTCCGCCTCGATCTGGTCCTTGAGGGAATGCTGCTTGACGCCGCCCGAATCGCCGTGGGCCTCGGCAGGCCCCTGGGCGTTGTCGCGGATCGATTGATCGAGCGGCTGGTCTGGCATGGGATGAATCTGCTCCCCTCTATTACTATTCATACGCCGTCGCCAGAGAGTTGTTCCAAATCTCCGGCTGAGAATGTGGCGCGACGTGCTACGTCCGGTTTCGCGCCCGCAGCTCAGACAGCTTCAGACGCGATCCTGGACGGACTGCCGCGGTGTCGTCGCCAAGCAGACTGGCACCCAGAATTGAGGCCGCGACGGCGCAGCCGACCAGGCAATCCAGCCAGTGATTGTCGGGCTGCCCCGGACGGGGCTTCCATTCGTCGATGGTGCGGCCGCGACCTTCGGTCCGCACGCGGTACTCGGCGACGAGGTGTTCCGCGAACAACCGGTGGGGTTCAGGCTTCTGACCGAACAACGCCAGCGATCCCTTGTCAGCGATCGCGACGGCCAGTCGGGCGAACACGAACGACTTCCAGTAGTTCGTGTCGAACGAGACGTGCCGGACCGCCCGCTTCCCCATCACGGCCGGAATCCGCCAATTGAGACCGACTCGGTCCCCCGGCCGCCGCTTATAGTCGGCGAACGGCAAACTGGAGGCTCCCACGAACCGCCCGTGGCTGGGGAGCAACAGCGCCGCACGCGGCGACTGCCGGCAGAACTGGTACACCACGTCGGTCGACGTGCCCCAGTTGGCATCGATCAGACAGCGCTCAATCCGTAGCGACGCACCATCTTCGCGCTGCCATTCGCGACTCAGTTGGCGCTCGGTGAGCGCCTGCAGGCCGGCGTAGATCGCCCCTTCGAGACCGGTCCCTTCAGCGACCGTCGACAGCGTCTTCGTCACATCGCGCAGCGAGAAGTAGGCCCGTTGGGGATCGGGCCACGCGCCGTACTCCAGGACCGCCCCGCTGAAGTCTTCGCCCCAGCCGCAGACGACATAGAACAGCAGCTTCTGTTGCACGTCGATGAACATCGTCAGGTGCTGGCAGCCGAGCGGCACCCGCCCCTTCGGCAGCCCGTTCAGCTTGGCGGCGATCTGATCGGCGGTCAGCTCGTTCTCGTCCGCCTGCACTTCGGGAAGCGGTTCGTTCTGGTACTCCGCCCAGAACGCCGCCTCATCCTGCAGCTTGAGGTTCATCGCATGCTGGATCGCGGACAGTTCGTCGTAGTTGAACCGCACGGACCAGGCGATGATCGCCCCCGCGTCCATCGCCGACTGGTGCTGGCGATAGAACTCCGCCGCCGCCGCGCCCCCGTCCTCGTTGCGCAGTCCCTCGGCCCGGATCTCGGCATACCGGTCCCACAGTTTCGTGTCGGTCGGGAACGCGTAGACCATCTTGGTCCGTTCCCCTTGCCACGATGGGTGATGGTCCCGGTTGAGAATCCGGTCGGCCATGTCGCCGGGGCGGATGACCGTGCAAGGCATGATCCCAGAGATCTTGTGGCCTGGACCGGCAAGCCCCAGCACCGCGCCGGCCAGGATGCTCTCCCGCTGCTGGCATTGCGAGACCGACCGGGCTGATTCGTCGGTCTGCGGGTCGTCGAGAACTACGAGTGATGGCCGGACCGACTTGCCGTCCGGTCGCTTGAACTTCATTCCCCGGATGCGACCCGTAATGCCGGCGACCTTGATGATCGCCCCGCTGGCCAGCGTGCGGCCATCGGGACGGACCAGCGGGGCGAGCACGTCGTCGCCCGACCAGGCCTTCGGCTGCAGCGTCGGCAGGACGACGTATTTCGCTGTCCAGCCGATGTGGGTCCGCTCTCCCTGGTAGAGCTGGCCGTTACAGCGGTTGGCGATCCCGTCCAGCGCCTGGATCGGATGACAAACCTCGGGGTAGTCGGCCAGCAGCAGTTCGTTGGCGTCGAGTTCGGTCTTGATCGATTCGAGCATGTCCATCGCATGCCCTTCGTCCGAACCGATCAGACAGACGAACTCCCGGTGACCGTTGAGCACCGCCCAGATGCAGGCACACTCGCAGATGGTCGTCTTGCCGCTTCCGCGCGGCATCGCCATCGCGAACAGTCCGCCGTGCAGCACCGCCTGCTCGATCTTCCGCAGCACCTTCAAATGGTCTGCCGACCACGCCAGGTGGAACGATTGCGGGAAGTAGGCTTCGCAAAAGAACTGAAAGTTCGTGGCGGCCTTGGTCCGCCGCGCGGGATCAGCAATCGCCGGCAGGTCACCGATGTCCCGACCGGCGGCGGAGAGTTCCGCGCTACGACGCGCGGCCCGGTCCTTGTGCTGATCGTAGGACTCGCCCTTCGGCGCGGGCTTGGGGTTGTGCCGCTCCCAGGCCAGCCACGCGGTGTACCTCACGAGGTCGACGCGGTTCCCATCGCCAATCCGAAAGCCCGCGCGCTGGCGGTCGCGGTACAACTGCCGCTCGCTCGTCACCTCGCCGAGCGGCGTCGAGTTGAGCAGCCGAACCAGTTCGCTCGGTTTGAGCTGCCTCGGGTCAATCGCCACGGCCGCGCTCCCGTGCCAGCCAGGCGGCATACGTGACGAGGTTGATCGTGCCGTCGCCGTTCGTCGGCGCGCCGGCGGCCACGTCCGCCTCGATCTGCTCAGCCCCGATCACGCGGCCCCCGGCCTTCGACAGCAGCCTCGCCGCGTCGGGAATCGCCAGCGCCAGGGGGTTGATCCGGCCTTCTTCGGACATCTCGAAAACCTGCTGAATTCCTGAGGAATCGCTGCGGAACTGAGTGGATGACGTTTCGCAGTCGAGGTAACTGGTGTCACGTCGCCACGACGATCCGAACCACGAAAGGACGAACGATGACCGCCAACCGCGACGACCAGACCCGACGGATCAACTGCCCGGCGCTGCGAACCTTGCACGCCCTGGAACGGACGCTGCGGCGGCACATCAACGACCTGATGCAGGTCGACTGCGAAGACGCCGAAGCGACGGAGGCGATCGTGTTCGCGATCGAGGCGGCCGAGCAGGCATTAGCGAACACCGGCGTTGTCCGACGCCGGATCAACGAGGCGTGA